TAATTTATGCCAACCAATACAACTACCTGTTGGAGACCTACCACAAGTACACGTGCCTGACTCTGTTGCAAGTTTGGTCTCCCACTTGTAAATTATATTTGTTAAAGATTGAAAATGTGGATTAGCCTGTGCTACTAAATCATTCCTAACTTTTCTTATATCATCTAATAATTCTTTAATCTTACTCATTTTTTCTTTTGTTCTTTTCGTAAAAGTCTTTCTCTTTTATGCCACGCCCATACACTAATTTTACTAGCAGTATGTTCTATAATCATTAAAATATAATCCCACATATCAAGATGGTAATACTCCTAATTTAGGACCTTTTAATAAGTTTAATTTTTGTGATTGAAATTGGATTTTTTCTTTGAGTGGTTTTGTAATTAAACGTCCTGCTGATTCTACTTCAAGATTATTTTCTTCACAATAATGTACTATAGCATCCACATATGACATCCCATTATGTTTCTTTACAACATCTTCTATAATAAGTGAAAATTCTTTTGAGTTCATTACATTACTATAACATATTTATAATAAAATGTAAAGGGTAGGTTTCTGTTGCCAGGTACCTACCCAAAACCCCGATTGCCTAACTAAAGCTAGGCAGCCAAAGCAAACTGTTCGTTTGCGTTTATAATTTAACAGTACGTTGTCAGCGATTTAACTCCAGATAGGTTTAGTTAGTAGTCGATTCTAGCTCACCCCCTTACAGCACATTTTAATGTGTTCTAAATTGGTGGAGGTGGTGGGAATCGCACCCACGTCCTCACTAATTATTAACTATCCTTCAACGTCAAATTCATTATAAACTTATTTCTTGTTTTCGTGGCATAAACTTTAAATCAAATGACTTGTATAACATACAAGACTCTAATCCACTCATTGTTGTCATAACTACAACTGATTGTTTGTATGTAGGGTCAACATAATATTGTACTATAAAAACTGGTTCTCCATTTGGGTTTGCTCTATCTCTACCAACAGAAACATTTACCAATGTAAAATGATTTTTTTCAAGATACGCAAGCACATTTTCACTAGTTCCACATATAACAGGCATTTGTAACCAATATAATTGATTACCTATATTTGGAGCAGGTGTATAATCTTTAGGAATGTCTGGCATTGGACCAAGTAAATTTTCTTTTTCGTGCTCCGCTACAGCAAATGTACTCATTAAGAGTATAATTCCAAATATTATTGATATTAGTTTCTTTAACATAAGTGACCTCTCGTGGATAATTTCCAGCCACTTTGTTAATGTTATTGCTTGATTTTATCTTTGTTTAGTTTCTCATAATATTTATAAAAGTATTTGATACTTTCTTCTAATTTCGGCTCAAAATCTTTTTTATTTCTTATAAAGGATCGCATTGTGCCGTCTTCACCTGCCATTAATATAACTAATTGTTCTATGCGTTTGCCAAATAACTCTTCATACATAATTGCATAAGCACAAGTCTGAATATAATAGTTTTCTATCCAATCTTCTTTACGTTCCTTGTTCGCTGTCTTGAAATCTATTACAGATAATTTACCATTGTAGTCAGCAACACAATCTACCTGTCCTGCAATAGTTAATTTGTGACTATACATAACTTCCTCAGACAATTGAACATTATCAATTTGGTCTATATAAGGTTTCATTAATCTAAACAAACCTAATGGTAAAACATCCCTTATCGCTGGAGTTTCACTTTTAAGATATTGTTCAACAAGTGTATGAGTTGCTTTGCCTCTACGTGCTGCTCTACCCATTTCCCAATTAGCAGCTTCTTCACCTACTGCCTTACGCCACTTCTCTAATCCTTCTTTTTTCTGAACACCAAGTACAGTTGTAATAGATGGATAATTCTTACCATCTATTTGATAGAAACGAAAACCATCTATACGCTTACCTTTAACGTTTGGAAGTTTTGTTTTATCTACATCAATCCATTTAAACTCTTTCACTTTTTCATCCTCAATTCTTTTCTTAATACACTTATTCTATGTTTTAAACCATCAATAGTGGTGTACATCCAACCACAATCGTGTGGTTCAATTTGTTTTCTAAACCAAGCAATTGTTTCTTTTAATACTTCAATCTTATTTTTTATACTCATATTAATAATATAACATATTACCTAGGCATTGTCAATGTTATGTGCCTTTCATTGTGTACATATCAATGATTTTGTTCTTATCTTTGACAGTATCACTATTATACCAACGAGCAATCTCTCAGCTGGGGTCATATTTCTCATATAACGTCTTGCCATCATCATTTCTATATGCCCTTAATACTTCTTTTCTATTATCATCTGAATTCTTGTAAGAACAATGGATCCAACCGCTGTGAGGTTCATCTGTATTATGGTACTCTAATATGAGTTGGTCAAAACCTAAATTTTCAATAATATATTTTGCCAATTCAGCATTCGCTACTCCAAATATTTCAAAGTCCGCTGCCTGCCCTTTAGCGTGTTGTGATTTAAGACTAGAACCAATTTTAACACATAACTCTGGAGAACGGTACCCACTTGATACAGTTACCACTTTCTTATAATGGTCTCTTATTGGTTGTAGTACTTTCTCACACAAATTTTTTAACGAGTCAATATGGTCTTCGCTAGGATTATTATTAATTCCGTGTCTTTCTGCCGTCTGACTAGAGGTCAGCTCCTTCAAAGAAAAATTTTCTGTTAAATGCATTTATTATCCTCTTGTTAATTTTAATATTTTTTCTATTTGACCTTTTATAATTGGACCTCTATTCGGCCAATGTATATAAGGTTCATCACTTTTTGATAAATTATATAAAAACGGTAATACAATCTTTTCAATATCTTTAAATTTTTGTTGGGTCTCTTCATCTGTAATTTCTTTTGTTACAGTTTCTTTGTCATTAACTATTTGCATAATTTCGTTCATCATAGATTTAATAGTAGAAACATCTGATTTAACTTTAGATAGTTCTATATTTGTTCCTTCTACTACTTTTGGGTCAATGCCAGGTTGTTCATCTTTAGGTTTGCTAGATACTGGAGTAAAACCCCAATCATTATCTAGGTCAAAACCTCGCATATAATCTGGTATATCTTTATCTGCCATTATTTTTTCCCTTGTTGTCTTAACTTATGTTTTTTCACCACGCTTCTAGTTTTCACCTCTTTAATACTTCTTTTTCCGTGTCGTTCTGCTAGGGGTGAGTTTGGGTGAGCTTCAGCTATTCTTGACAAGTTGTCCTTCCAACCTCCGTCTGTTTTATAAGACACACCTTGAACACCTGATACTATATTTATTGATTGTAGCACTTGTACAATATGTTTATTCTTTTTAAGGTAACCTTCCATTTCTGCAATCATCATATAATCTACCCACACCTTGCCAGTTTTTTTATTTTCAAAAGTATATCTAGGCATTTAAATATTTCTTCTTGTACCACCTATAAAAAGGTTTATTAGAAAAGTACTCAAATACTGCCGAGGCAGGTACTTGGTCACTTCTAATACAATCAGCAATATTTTGATATTCATATTTTTTAATTTTTAACTTCATACTTCTTTTTTAGTCTGTTATAATCTTCTTCATTTCTTATTCCGAATTCATCATCTGCCGCTCCAAAATTATAATGCTTCTTTATCATAGGAGCAATCGTACCTTTTTTACGACCTCCTTTATTTCTATGTATCCTTCTAGGAGTCCTATTACTATACATATTTTTTTTAGATGTCATTTTTCTTTTTTTCTATTTTAAAAAAGAAAGATAATGTTAATCTTTCTTCAAAAGTATAATCTAAACAAGGAGCGTGGTATCTACCACCGTGATATAAAACTAGTCTATTTGGATAAGCACTTATATAAATGTCTGGCACTTTCTCCATTTGATTATTAAAAAATGCCGTGCCACCATCATATGCCTGGTCAAAGTACATCATACCTGCTATTAAAGGTTCAGACTCAGCTTCAGGTAAATAATCCCTATGTATAAAACCATATTTACCAAAATTTTGTGTAGATTCTTGTATTTCACTCAATATGATTCTTCTAGCAATTGTCTTGAAATCAGTAATTTTAGTTTGTAATATACTTTCTATATTAGTTTTGATATAATCGTTCTCTTTATCATATTGATTTTCATAACAAGGAAACGCCTGCATTCTATTGCCATAAGACGAACCTGCTGGTTGATGTACTTTGTCCCATTTCAAACTATCTAAATCTGATTTAATACTATTAAATTTTTCTTTTGTGAAAAAATTATAATGAATTGCTATTCCACCATCTAAAAGATTTTTAATCATTTTTAAAATGTTTATCTAAAACTTCAACAATTTCTGTATTATCGGACATTATTTTTAATTGCTTAGTAATTTCTGCTAACAAATCTCCGTGTGTTGCAACACCAACAGCATTACTTAAAAATATTTCAACATTTGCCCTTGCTTTAGATATGTTACCTTCAGCGTGGTCTCTTAATGCGTCCAATATTTGTTGTCTTTGACTCATATCACCTCCTAATGTAATGTTTTATTCATAGATATACCATATTCATCATAAAAATCACGAATATTATCTTTACCAAATTCATTTAAAACTTTCAATTGATGTGCTTTATTTTCTGGTTTTCTCATAAGTTCTACTAACTTCTTTTTCCATAGTTCTTTCCAAAATTTATTTTTAGCATTTTTTAATGCCGTTTCTAAATTATGGACTCTATGCCAAAATATATGTTCACCATCTAACACGTTTATCCAATCTTGTATCATT